TTTCTAATTTGAAAATATTTGTTTCAAACAAATTATCAATTTTTTCATATTTATTATCAGATTTAATATCTGAAACCCACAATTTTAATTGGTTTAAATCTTTTTTAGATATTTTATTTATTATATTTTCATACATAATGATACATTCATTAATGTAATCATTCACAATAGTTTCACTCATACCCTTGTTACTACTTAACTCATCGTATAAATAAAATAACTTACTAATATTTTTATTTTCTAAAACTAAAGTTTTAAATACTTTCATATCAAGTTTTAATTCTTGTTTTGAATAAGACTCCGAAAGTAATTTTTCTATTTTTGATTTAATTGAACCAAAATTCATTTTGTTATATTTTTTCTTTTTTTATTTTATTGTTAAACAATAACAAATTATTAAAATAAATATCAAGAGTTTAATAGTTTATTTAATTGCGATTCAATTTCACCTAAATAATTTCTTGCTTTGGATAAATCAATATATGAGTCATCATCCAATAAATTATCGCTTTCTAATAGTATATTTAAATTGTCCTTTTGATTTGATTCAGGTGTAAGTCCACCCCCTGCTGGTTCTTCAGCTCCTCCTAGTGGAGGAGGAGGTATTGATGAACCCATATCACCAGAACCTCCCATATCACTAGATGGTGGTTGTGCTGCTCCTTCAGTAGTACCTGTTGTTGAACCATACAATTTATCAATATTATCAAATATTCCTGTTTTAGTAATAATTGTTGCGGTATTAGTTAATTCAGCACCAACAGCCCTTTCAATTCTTTGTTGTTGTAAATCAAGTTTTAATTCTTCATCGGAGAATCCTAAAATATGTTTTTTAGCCCAAGTGATTGATACTGGCATAAAACCAGTTTGATCGGCAGTTGTCGCCTCTTTATATGTCACAAATTTTTCTTTCCAAACATCAAGTTTTAATAAATCAGCCTGACTTGATGGATTTGTTAATCCCAATGTGAAATTATTTAACTCATCTTCAAAACCTAAAAGGAATAAATGTATAATTGCAATCTTATTTAATTCAGCTATCATACATTTTTGTATTCTATTGATTGTTCTAGCAAATCTTATATCAATCAAAGAAAGATTTTTACCATCACCAACGGGTTCTTCAAAACCTAAGAAAGCTTTAGGTACACGAAGTGCTGTCAATAATTTCTTTTGGATGTATTCAATATCGGCAATTTCACCCAAGTTTGTACCACCCGCCAAAGTTTCAATTGGACTTGCTGTTGCGGCATCCCTTACTGGGATAAAATAATCTTGGTCAACCGCCATTTGATTAAATCTCATATCTACATTACCTGTCTGAGAATCAACTACTTGACTACGTTTAAATTTATTGGCAACACGTTGTACATACGATTCAACATCTTTATCATCCATATTACCAACAAATACTTTGAATACACGTCTTTCTGGTGCGCGTGAAGTTCTATATATCAACATAGCATCCTCAGATAATAATAATTGTTTCCAAATACGTCTTGCTTTTTCCAACATTGATGTACCATATGGAAGTTTTCTATCATCACCTAATAAACGGAAGTGAGCGATTTCCCAAGCATTAAATTCCATATCTTTCACTTTCCATTTAAATCGTAAACCTTTGTTTTCTGCGGGTTCTTCAGTATTTTGTCTTGTAGTCTGAGCTGGTGTACCTCGTTCCAAACGCTCAATTTCAATGTTTGGTAGTTGCATACAACCAACAATACCTTTTTCTGGGTCAAGTTTAAGATAAACAAAATTATCACCATACTTACAAGTATTTCTTGTCCACATTGGTAGGTTTGTATTAATGTCTAAAACATTGTTAAATAAATCAGTTAAAATTGATTTAATCCTTTTTGACTCTGAGTATATTTGTAACATATTACCATTATGGTCAACAGTAGTTGATTCTTCACCATAAATGTCCAAAGCTGCAGATATTTCAGGTGTATATTCCATAGATTCGTAATCGTAAAATGAAGCTAATCTAGTTGGTTCATAATACACCGCTTGAGTATATAAATTACTTTCTATTTTAGTCCATTGATTTGCCAAGTAATATGTTTGTTGAGCTTGTAATAACTCTTTATCATATTCTTGTTTAGATGTAGTACGTAATAATTCTTTTTTATCAAACTTATATGTTGGATAATCTTGATTTAATAAAGAATTAGGTCCAAAGGTTTGAGTTAACCTTTGCCATATTGTTAAATTTTTTTCATTTTGTTCCATAAAAACATTTTAACACCATTTTAGTTTAAATAAATAATTAACTAGGTGCGTTGGTATCTATTTTTTTTTGTTGATTTATTTTATTATCACCCCCAGGATTAACTAAACTAATCCCTTGATTAGGTACAATCATATTTGAACCATTAATTATTTTACCACTTTTTTTTCTTCTAATGTATCCCATAAGTTATTTTATTTAATAAATATTATCTTCCACCAAATAACCAACCATATTTTTGATAATCTTCTCTACTTAGATTTTGATTTCTTTGGTTAATTCTTTCATGCCCATATGGTATTACTGGATTAAACTCCAATTGTTTCCCCATATTTTCATTATTACTTACAGACCAAGATTCCAACATTGCTTTTGTTTGTTCTGTAACTTTTTCCAAACTGCTGAAAGATGATTCGGCAACATAAGTCGCCATTGCAATTGACATTATTAAGTCATCGTGTTGTCCCTTTTGGTGGTCTGGTCTTCCATTTACATAAATAAAGGTGTTCATCTCATCAAATAACCTTGAACTATATATCTTAAATTCATGTCTCATTGCTTCCTCAAATGATGCAATTATCTGAACACGTTTATTATTAAAATTAAGTCCAGGAATTTTATCCAATGCCTTGGGGTCATACTTCCATTTGTTAGCTAAATCAACCCCATCAACATATAAATTTTTATAACCCAACTCTTGTAACTTCCTTGATGTTGAAACTCCCATACCACCAGTTATATCTATTACAATAAAACAATTATACATATTACCCCACTTATAACATATTTCAGCCATTGTATCTGGAGGTAATTTCCCAACATATTCTGCAACTTGTTCTCTTGTGTCAAAATCAATAATTTGGAAAGAACTAAAGTCTTCACTATCTCCTCTACTGACATCCACACCCATAACGTATTTATGTCCCATCATAGGTTCTTTCCATATCCATAGAGAATTACCCATCATTTTATTTTGAGGTTCTTTAATCATATTTTCTTTAACTCTCTGCATTAAAAGAGAATCAAATACATTATCACCTGACCCAAGAAAATTACATTCTAATTCTTGGGAAACTTTTCTTTTATCATACTTAAGTTTCTTTACCATTCCCTCAAACCAAGATGAACAAGGTTTGTACCCTAAATTCATCATTAATTTAAGTTCCTCGTAATTTCTTTCTTCAAATGGAATATGTTCCCAACTTATAACATCACTATCACTATATTCCGTTTTATTACGAAGATAATGAACAACATCTTGCGTTTTGACTAGATATAAATCTTTTGTATATCTTGGGTCTCTAAACCAATACATTTCAGAAATTTTGAAATCATTCATTCCTCTATTTGCTTGGTTATAAATCTCATAATAAATTGGGTCATATCCATTTGGAGTTGACACTACAATAACTTTACCCCCAGTTGATAGTGAGGCCATACAAGCCGCCCAAAAGTCTGAATCCGCGTCAATAAATGCGGCTTCGTCAAATACTAGGATTGTTGGTGTAAAACCACGTAGAGCATCCTTTGATGTCGCCACAGCTTTTACTTCACATCCATTGTTTGTCTTGTAATGTTTTTGTGAATTTTTATCAGTTGAAAAATCAATTCCAACCCAACTAGGCCATTGACCAATAAACATTCTTATTTTATTTGCCATCTCCATAGATGTATCCAATTTGTTGGCAATGATTAGAATCTTTTCAGGTTTTGTCTTTTTGGCAAAAGCAATTTTTAACGACACCCAAGCTGCAGTTACTGTTGATACACCAGCTTGTCTATACTTTAATGCGATGTTTTCATTAAAATCTTCATAATCTTTTAATAATGATATTTGGTCTGGAAATAACTCTAATGGAACATATTTTGATACAGTATTATCATAGGTTTCCAGATATGTTCTTAACGCGTATGGGGTATCTTTCATACACTTAAGATATTCAATCATTACTTGTTCTTTTGTTAAACTCATATAATCTTTTTATATAAATATAAAAACCCCCACTTATTTCTAAATGAGGGTTTTTATTTTAATCTTCCCACCATCTTTCTCCATCTTCGTCATCAATATCATCTGTTGGAGGTTCATCATCATCATCATCATCTTCGTCATCAAAATCATAAGTTGGAGGTTCATATTTTTGAGTTGTTGTTGTCGTTGTTGTTCTCGTTGTTGTTCTCGTTGTTGTTTGCATTATTGGTAAAACATCAACAGCACCTTTATTTCCATCTCCACCATATATAATCATTTCAATAAATTCATCAAAATATTCCATTGGATTTACCATTTCACCTTCAAATTTAACTTCCTTCTTTCCATCAATAACACCATCATACATAATCATATTATACATTAATATTTCATCGTTTGCCAATTTGTTGAAATTTTTGATTATGATATTATATAACCATCTTTCATATTTTTTTATAGTTGATTCAGTTACTTCACCTTTTTCATTGGTTGGTAATCTTTTTTCTTTTATAAATTGATTAATTGCTGTATCAATGTGAGGTTTAATATGATAATTAAGTCCTAAACTTATTTGTTTACCTGTAAGCATATTTCTTATTTCATGGTCATGAACATCAGTTGTTTTTACAAGAGCATCTTTTACAAATTTATCTTTTGACATATAAAGATAAGTTAGAAAATCCTCACCAACTTTTTCTAATTCGTGCATTAATAAAGGAAAGTTAGGGGCTCTAACTACTAATATATGAGCTTTAGGATTCGTTGGGTCATCAACAATTTCACAATACGCAGAAATACCTACCGCGTTTTTTGCCATTTCCTCCAATTGAGCTAAATTATCATTATAAAAAACTGTTGCGGATTTGCCAAAATTTTTATATTTTTCAACTAATTGTGGATTTATATTTTTAATATCATTTAAAAATTCTTTATCATTTTCAAAATCAAAACCACGATTCCAACTATTACCTTGTGTTATAGCATTTTGAAAATTTCTTCCTTTTATTCGTTCATTAAATAATGGGTCTTTTTTTTGTGCTTGCTCTATTTCTTCAGGTGTAACCTTTTTTTGAGGTCTTCTAGCGGCTGGTGTTGTTGAAATTTGAACATCTAACGAAACTAATCCCTCGTCTATCTTTTCTTTAATCTCATAAAAATTTTCTAAAAATTTATCAATGGCCAATTGGATTAATTGTCTTTTGTATGGTGCTTCCTTATTTGGTAACCCACGCATTAAATTTTCCATTTCATAACTACTACCACCTTCAGTTTTGTTGGTATTATATTTTCTAATTTGAGCCGCGTTTATTTTTTCCATTGATTCTTTATTGATAAAATCATCAATTGGGGCTTCATACAAAATTCTTTTCATTTTATATAATTTTAATAACTAAATATTATTTCTTCTGTTTAAAATTTCATTTATTTTATCCAAGTTTCTTCTAAAACTTGCCGTAAATTTTGATGTATTTTCACGACCAGCTTTTGGTAACCTTAATGTGTCTGGATCAATAGTACTATGTTTGTCAACATCTGGTGTAAATTTACCAAATTTTTTTATTCTAGGTCTACTATCACTACTAGTATCTGTACCATAAGATGTCTCTACCCCAAATTGTGATTTACCACCTCCTTCTTTTTTATTAAGTTTTAAATCTATTATACAATCATTACATTCACTATATGATTCAATTATTCTAAAATCACTAGGTTCTTTTTTAACCATTTTGATAACTTGAACACAATAGTTACTTCCACCATCACTAATCATATAAATGTCACTAGGACTAGTAGATTTTTTTGGTTTAATATAAAATGTTTGACCAGTTTCACAATCCTCAACCTCAGCAACTTTTGATAACTCTCTCTTAGTTTCAATGTCAGTTTCTGTATCAAATGTAGTCATAGGGTCTAATGTCATTGGTTCACCATATGATGATTCCCCTAATTCACTACCATAATAAAAATCTTCATTCAAACCTTTTTTACGTTTGATTTTAGATTCAATTAGTTTTAATAAATCTCTTTTTTTCATAGTTGGTCTTAAATTGTTTTCAACAAGAGTTGTTAAATGTTTATTTAATATCTCTTCTTTAGTTAGTTTATTTTTTACATTATTGGTATATGTACTAGTCAATTTATCAAAATAATTTGCCATAGTAAACTCCTCATTAGTTTCTTTCTTTTTGTATTTTACAGTCTTTTCAGGATGTTTCTTTGATGTACTTTTTGAAAATTCTTTTGCCATTTTACACCACTTACAATCTTCACTTTTACATTTATTACAACGTGCCCAAAATAATCCTTGTTGAGCTTTAGATTCAAATTTTTCTTTAATATTATCCTCTTTTATTTCGGATTCCATAGGTGTTGCGGTTACTGTATTATCTGTATTCTTTTTTATGGCATATCCTTTGTCATTTGGTGGTAATGTCCCTCCTTTATCACCAACCTTAAATGAAGGTTTTGATGGTACTTGCGTAACTTGTTCTTTATTTTCTTTTTTTGACATTGTTTCAAACAAAAAATTAATTTTGTTTTCATTTAATGAAGATATAAATTTAGGATTTAATCCTTTATCTAATAAGAAACCGATTTTTTTATTAAGATTCATATTGCACTTTCCTTTCAAATTCTAATACGATGTCTCTTTCGTATAATTTATTTTTTATTGTCTCAATGTTTTCACCAAATCTAAAAACCAATCTTTTATTCACATCAAAATTTACACTTTCAGATTCATTTTCCCAAGCCAACGCAATTACATCATCAATAGCGTCCATCATTGAAAAATAATCAGATTTTTGAATGACAGATAATACAATTTTATCATTTTTTAAAACACCAACTTTCTTTATCAATTCAATGTTTGGTGGATGAGGATAACCATTAGATGGTGTTGACTCCCAAGATTCCCCCCAAATATCATCAATTGTATCAGAAAAAATAAATTCGTATATATTATCTCCTTTATAATTTGGTCCTAGTTCATTAACAAATACTAAATACATCATATAACATTACCATTTGCAAAAATATAAAACCTCTCATTGAGAACTTCAAATACCATTTGACCTTTTGAAGTTTTTCCCAAAAATTTAGCATTTGGATTATTATCCATAAAGTTTGATACCGCTTTTTCTTGTTTATATGATTCTGTTAAATTTTTAATTTTAGCTAAATTGT